AGGCAGGGTGAAGTCCAGCCGGTAGTTGCCGTTGCCCATGTCCCGCAGAATCACTGCCGGGTTGGTCTTGATGGGGCCAATGGTGGTGGGGCCAATGGACATCTTGGCGGGGATGCCGGGCAAACCCTGGTCGCCCTTGTCGCCCTTGAGCCAGTAGCCCATAAGCACCCACTGGACACCGTTGCACCAGTACCACGCGCCCTCGCTCTGCACGCCGTAGATGTGCGCCACGATGCTTGAGGTAGCGGTGGGCAGGCTCACTCGGTCAGGCACGACGCCCTGGTACTGGGCCGGTCGGCCGTCTTGGCCTCGCGGGATAGCCAGACTCAGAATCTCGGTGACCGGGTTGTAGTTGGCGATGGGCTGGGCGGTGGCAGGAAGCACCGCGACGGTGACGTTCTTGATGCCCCGGCCGTCTTTGCCGTTGTTGCCCGACGCGCCGGGCAGGCCGGACAGCGGGTTCCATGCGCCGCCTGACCGCATGTACGGCCGCTGCGTGATGTCGTTGATCCAGATGTCGCCAGGGTTGGGATTGGGCGGGGGAGTGGTCGCGGTGACCACCTTGAAGCCAGAGCCAGGATTGCCTCGCGGTCCCTGTGGGCCGGTTGCACCAGCCGGGCCGGGGATCGGGGTGCCGTTCAGACGGGTCAGGTTGTTCTCAATGGCCGTCATGCGCGCTGCGTAGGTAGCCAGCGTGGCCCCCGCGTCGCCGGGCACGCCAGCCGCCAGACCTGCAGCAAGACCCTCAATCGCCTTGGTGAGCGCCCGGTGCAGCGCCGTGTGGTGAGCATCCACCATCGACGGATGGCCGTCGGCCGCCTCCTGCAGCAGCGACAGATCGACGTTCTGCGGGGTGATGGAATCCCGGTCAAAGATGTCTGTCATCGGCGTGGAACCTTCCGTGCAGTGAAACCGTTGGCATGACTTGGCTCCTGATACACCCAGTTCTCCGGTCGGTAATCCTCTTCAGGAGATGACTGGTCGATAACATCAGTGATCCCGATGTTCACCGTCTTGAGGCCGCCGCCACACCCCGCCAACTTGGCCATCGCCAGTTCTTCGTGGTCATGCAGGAAGCGAGGCAACTTCCCCTCAAACAGCGCAGGGTCGCTGTACTTCACCGAGTAGTCCCCGATGGTTTCACCGACGACGTTGGTTTCCCCTTGAAGCACCTTGCGGGCCAGGACGCCCAGCAAGATCGACTGCACTTCGGCGGGCAGCGCATCCCACGTCGTCCATGTCGCTGCCTTGCACCGGGCAGGCCCAGCCAACATGTACGCCATCGCTTCGGCCAGAGTGAGATCCAACCACATCGGCTCAGGCTTAGACCCAGCCTTTGACTCCACGGCATCCAGTAGGTCAACGCCTGCTGGGTTCTTCAACACATAGGCCATGCCATTGAGACTAGCGGCAGAAGCGCGACAAAGCCCCGGTCCTCACAGTGTGAGAGAACCGGGGCCTTGTCAGTAGCCCTAGGGGCCTTACGGCTTGATCTTCAACTTGACGAAGGCATCGTTGCCGCGCAGGCTCGCCACCTCGTAGTACGAGTCGAACGAGATCATGTCTTGTTTCTTCGACTGGTCGTAGCCGAACACGGTGCGCAGCCCGAGGCCGTCGTAGGTGCCCACGGCACCGTCGGACGTGCCGCGTGCCACCTGGGGCACGATGGACACGAAGGTGAGCGCGTCCTTGTGGCAGACATACGCCTCATCGGAGGGAACGACCACCGACTCGTACACATCCATGCCGAGGATGCGACCCAGGTTCGCCGCACGCAGCGCCTGGTCCGAGCCGTTCTCGTTGGCCTTGAGGAACAGCGGGTCGCCCAGCAGCAGAGCCGCCGCGTCCGAGCCGACGATCAAGAAGCGGTCCTCCAGCGGAACCTCCTTCTTGTTCAGGGCGGTACGCGCCCCGATGATCGACTTGACCGGGTTGGCGGTCACAAGGTCCGTCGTGGTGCCGTGAGCGGTCAGAGCCGCCGCCACCAGGCGTTCGGCCTGACGGGACAGCGCGCGACCGGCCGGTTCCGCGACCTGCCAGTTGAAGTCGAACAGGTCGAAGTCCCACTGCTCCTGCAGCACCTGAACGGTCACGTCGTAGATCGTGTCCACGGTGACGGTCAGGCTGGACTCGGTGACATCCTGCACGACGACGCCAGTGGCGCGGTCGAAGGCGGCAGCGGTGAGGCTGGCCTGCTTGCGAATGGTGATGGTGTCCCCGGAACCGCCGCCGAACTCTGTCTCGTAGACGCGGTTGAAGAGGCCGCAAAGCATCTGGCTGTTCTGCCAGAAACCGAGCGCGGCCTTGGACACGTTGGTGGGAGTGATGAGCGTGTTCGCCATCTTCGTTCCTCCTAAGTCGGGTAGGTATGGGTAAGCAACTCAGCGCCGGGCCGAACTACCGACCCATCCACCAGGGAGGGTCTTGCTCTCAGAATGGCATACCTGCAGGCGACTTGGGTGCCCCTACACGCTTCTTATGACCCCCTGCGCTCCTTTGTCATCTTCACAAAGTCGGCCGGGGACAGGTCGTCAAGGGCGGGCTTGCCGGTCACACCAGCGCCAGTGGCCTGCTGTGAGGCCCCCTGCTTGGGGAGATAGCGGCTGCCCAGGTCGGCGAGGATGGCGTCGGCGTCGGCTTCCATCTCTTCCAGCGTGCCGCCCTGCAGGCGAGCCGCCAGTGTGTCTGGCAACCCCTTCTGAGAAGCCACCTTCAAGCGCAGCGCCTCCTGCCGGGCGTCATCCAGTTCCTTCTGGGCGCGAGCCGCTGCCTCTTGGGCCTTCTGCAGTTCCGACTTCTGACTCTCCTGAAGTTCATCGAACTGCTGGGCCTTGGACTCGGCCTCCTTCAGCCGGGCGCGCACATTGGCCGCCTCCTTGCGGGCCTTCGTGACTTCCGACCGCGCCCACTCGGCGGGATCAGCGCCATCAGGCACACCCTTGGGGGCTTCCGGCTTCGCCTCGGTCACAGGGGCGGGCGCTTCCGCTTCGCTCGCACTGTGAGACTCGGGGGTTTCGACTGCAGCGGCTTCCGACATGTTCGCACTCCTGGCGCTCAGGCCGCACCTGGCGGCGTTTCGATCACTGTACTGGTGTCATGCGGCTTGCTGCCACACCGGAAGCGGCGGTGGCGGCAGATAATCAGCCACGTTGTAGGTGTATGTCACCCCACTGGAGTTGCGGTAAGTGATGGTGCGCTTGGCGTCTTGGCTGGCAATAGCGACATCAGCCCGGTTGTATGCGCTGGTCACCAACTGCGCCGTGCAACGGCAGAAGTCGTGGTAGCGGCGGCCGTCCTCAGTGAACAACGCCGACTCCCTGGTGCGATACGCCGCACCTCGCGTCGCCAGCATCAGACAGAAGTCGCACGCCCCCGGCCTCGGCACCCGCCGCCACTGCCGGAACACCCCGTCGTCCTCCATCGCCTGAGGATCCAGCACCAAGTCCCAGGTGTAGTTCCGCATGACCTGGGCTGGCTCCGAGCCAATCGGGCGCACCGACCGCCCCTGCGCCAGTTGTGCCGCGTGTTCCACCCCATCGCCCTGCTTCATCTGCCACAGGAACCCGCTGCGCACCGAGTTCAGCACGTCCTCCATCGTCGCGCCCGACGCCACTCGCGACGGCCGGTCCTTCCAGTTCGGGTTCTTCTGCCAGTCAGGGGGAGTGATAAGGGTGCCGGACTCGGCCGCCTTCAACGTGGCGTAGTCATCGGAGGCGTACAGCGCAGCCCGAACCGCCGTCTCATGGATCAGCAGTAGCGCCGGGGCGACCCGCTGCAGCGAACCGATCCGCTCCGGATCAAAGAACTTCCAGAACCGCACATACTGCCCCATCGCCCACTGGTGCAGTTCCTCCAGATAGGCGTAGTAGTCGCGATCAACCTGCGTTAGGGCCATTGACCGTCGCCTCAGTCGCGTTGGCCGCGCCGGGGACACCCACGCCGAACGCCGTGGCCTGGGCAGTGGCGCTCATGTTCGCCTCACTGGCAAGCATCGACTCAATGTTGGCGATGGCCTGAGGGGTCAAGCCCATAATCGACTCCAAGAGGTACGCCACCGGCAAGCCCGCCGACCGCAACTGCACGAAAGCGTTGGACTTCTGCGCCATCGACTGCAGTTCCATGTTCGACCACACCACTTCGATGTCGAACCCGACCTCGCGGCCCATCAGCGCCCCGCCCAACACCTGGGCATACTCAAACGCCTCGCCGAACGCCTGCTGCTTGGCTTCCACCTTGCGAGTCAAGCCGCCCTCCAGCACCGCCAGGGACTCTGCGGAGATGTTGGAGATGGAGTTCGCCGCGAACAACGTCGGTGGGGTCTGAGTCACCACCGCCGCGTGGCGCAAATCATTCTCCACCGCGCTCAACAAGTCGGCGGTGCTGGACGCCTGAAACTCACCGAACTTCGTGTCCGGATCTGGAGCGACCAGCAACTTGTCCACCGACATGCGGAACGGGGGAACGGGATCACCGTTCTCGTCGGAGTCCACGTCGATGCCCGACACCCACCGCTGCCGCCACGCTGCAGCAGCCTCCAGCAGCAGCCGGGTGTAGATCGTTTGGTTGATCCGGCGCTGGATCGGCAGCACCTGAGCAATCTCCGACTCCGAGCGTCCGGCCGAATCTAGTTTGTTGGGGAACCGGACGATGGGACACACCCCTAGCGGGTGGCGCACCGTGTCGATGAGGATCCACCGCTGCGCTCCCGTCCCCCGCCGGAACGAGTAGATGGCTTCATCGGTGTAGAGCCACGCGAAATCGTCCACCGCCTTCGCGGCGTACCTGACTTTCAGCGGGTCGATGGGGTCATGGACGGCGGCCAAGTGCAGCGGCGACTCGGGCATCATCAGTGGGTAGGTGCCGTCCTCGCTGGGCACCACGCTCAGGTAGCCGTCCCCGAACACCAGTGCGTCGGAGTACAACTGCAACTGGCGCGAATCCAACTTGGATTGCTGCCACCAGTCCCACATCTCGTCGTTCATGTCACCGTTGGCGTCACGGATCCCGTCCACCAACAGGCGGTTCGTCACCGCTGACACGATCAGTCCACAGATGGGCAGTTCCGAGCGCGTCGCCAGCGAGCGGTACTCGCGGGCCAGCGCGGACTGCCCCTGCGACGGCAGGAACGGGGCGTCGAACATCCCCTTGGAGTAGTTGTCGAACTCTTTGAGTACTCGCTGCTTCGTCGTCGCAGACTGCAGCACCCGGTCAAGTTGCCTGGTGAGTTCTTCGTTCGCCACGACGGCCCTCCTAGTAGCCGAAGCCGTACACCCGCTTGGGGCGTGGGTCCGGCTCTGTTGCCAGAGTAGCCGCACGGTCGAACGCCATCACGGCTGTTACAGCGGCGTCAATCTTGCGGCCTTCGCCTTCTTTCGACAGCCGAGCGCCGCGTGAGTCGATCTTCAAGGCCGCGTTCTCAATGTGCCGAGCCAACCGAGGGTCACCGTCATGGGTCACGCCGTCGTTCAAGACCGCCTCGTACAGTCGCTGCGTGGCAGGGACCATGCGGTTAGGGGACTGGGGGAACTCCATCATCGGAAGCCCCTCATCCTCCAGCAGTTGGATCGTGCGCGCCCAGCGGTACGGGTCGCAGTTCACTTCCTTCACGTTGAACGTCCGGCACGCCTGCCGCACCGTCTCTTCGACCTCTTGGATGTCCACCCGCCACGACTCGTCAGCGTTGGGATCCCGCTCCCACATGCCCAGCACGAACAGGTGAGGGTGTTCTTCGACGGTGCAGCCCAGCACCACCGTTGAGTCGTTCTTGTACGACCCGTCCAGCGCCAGCACCACCTTCGTCTCTGGCCTCACAGTGCGAGACGAGTCGTCGCAACGCGACCAT